GGACCTCAGACCCTAACTCAATCGGTTGAAATTGGTGGAGAAGTCTTCGGGGGCGATGTTCACAGTCTGGAACGTGGGTCAAAGCCCTTTCTGACAACGTGGGAAACCAATCCTTATACAGGGGTCGATTGGACGCCCGGTGATATCGACCGCCTAAAAGTCGGGTTTAAGGCTGGGGCGATTGCTACGCCCTCCCCCGCCGCGCGGTACTGGCGTCTGTTTATGACCGACAGCATTGACCCGACGCAAACTTTTGTGGGCTTGACTGAAATCGAATTCAGAACTGCCGTAGGTGGCACCGACCTTACGGACCCGGCGGACGCCTTAGCCGGGGCTGCTACATCCAGTAGTGAACTTTCAGCTTCTTTCGCGGCTCAAAACGCTTTCGATGATGTGGTATCGGCGGGGGCTGATAATGTCTGGACTACTGCTAGCGGGGATCAACTCAACGCTTGGATCACCTATGATTTTGTTACGCCCGCCACTATTTCAGAAGTGCTGGTAACCGGCCTGAATGACCCGCTTCAATCCCCGAAGGATTTGAAACTTCAAAAGTCTAGCGACGGTACCACATGGGTAGACGTTATTGACTTCGGCCTTCTCTCGTGGACTGCCTTAGAGCAGAAGGCCCTAGCCGTTACCGACGCCACGGTCACCATACTACCCATAGACCCTTATGACTTCCCCATCCTCTCTACGGATGCGACCGGTACGGCCAGCGATTGGTCGCGCTTTGGGGGAAGCGTTCTTACCGCTTGGGGTTCCGAACCAACTTTCTGGGTCCCCTCTTTGACGAATGACCGGGTTATCCACTATCAGGAATTCGCGGTCCCGGATGGCTTCATCCCCTTCATCGACGCTGGCAACGCACTGGTCGATCTGTCTCATGTGATAAAATCTTTGGGGGGGGATGATGGCTGCTTTGCCATAGTGGAATTCCTCGACGGATCGACCGGATCAGACTTCCTTGGCCGGGGCTTTACTGAGGATCAACTACCGACTGTCGAAACGGCTACCAGCCAGAATGATATCAGGGTCCCTCCGGGTACGCGCGTATGCCGCATTGGCTGGCAAGGCTTCCGTAAAGCGGGGACGCAACTGAACGGTAACGTGAAAGATATTGCCTGCACTCTGAAACAAGGTAATGGTGAGGCTACTGAGGCAGTCATGCTCTTCTCCGAAGAGGAAGCCAGCCTTACTGGTTGGTCGGGGGATACGGGGGTCGTTGTAATCCTTACCTCGGATGGGGACTGGCAGCGCGGCGGGGATCGACCACACTACGCTGGTGGCCCGACTAACGCTAACAGCCGGATATTCAGGACGCTACCTATTCCTTCCGGATGGGCTGATAAGGTTGCCACGGGCGCGGCCCGTATCCAGATTACCGCGTCCCTGTTCAATGCAAATGACGACGACGATGCGGGCATCGGCATTGAATTTAATCGGCCCGGGACCAATACTTTCCTTGAAACTGGCCGCGTGGCCATAACGAATGAAGTCATACCCATTACGCTAGACGCAGTGGTTCCCTCGGACACTATCGACTTTATTCTGGACTTGGAATTCTGGCGGGATGATGGGACCTATAACGATGGCGCGATCAGCCAGATTGGTATATTCCTCTACCTCACTTAAAAGAACAGTGACGAACGGGCCAGCCTCGTGTAGTGTCTCCGAAAACACATTGGAGTATGCCTCATGGCTGGCCCTTACGTTTACGCGGGGATCGACCGGACCCCTACCCCTTCGATGATCAAGAACGCGGCGGACTCCATAGGGGTATCGCCCGCCGTCATGCAGGCGGTGATCCGGGTAGAAGCCGGGGGCAAATGGTACAACGGCGACGGCAGTATGGTCCGCCGGTTCGAACCGCACCACGGCACACCCCGCATTAAGCAGGAACTAGGCTTCCGGGGGAACTGGCGGGATAGCCTCAAGATCAAGACTTCCTCGCGCCGCAAGATGTTCGACCGTGCTTACGCCGTGGACCCGGAAGGCGCTTGCCGCGCGTCCTCGTGGGGCGCATTTCAGATCATGGGTTTCAACGCCGAACGCTCGGGCTTCAAATCCGCCCGGGATATGGTCAAAGCCTTCGCTGGTTCCATCGAAGCCCAGCTTCGGGCCTTCATCAACTTCGTGAAATTCATCAAAGCGGATGGGGACCTGCGCGCGCAGAACTGGACCGGCTTCGCCCGGAAATACAATGGCTCCGGACAGCCAGCCGTCTATGGCAAGAAACTCGCCTCAGCCTACGCCAGCATCACCGGCTCCGGATCGCCCAAGGTGCTGCGCCTCGGATCGAAAGGCGCGACCGTCACGGAACTTCAAAAGGCGCTGGCTACTCGTGGGTACCCTGTCGGGGTCGATGGCTACTTCGGGGCCGAAACATATGAGTCTGTCCTTGAATTTCAGAAGGCCGAAAGCCTCACGGCGGACGGTATGGTCGGGGCTATGACGTGGCAGCAACTCCGCCAGACTTCGGCCTACTCCCCCAAGCCGGAACTCACGCAGACCGTATCCGAAAACCTGTCCGAAAAGGTGGCCGTTGCCTCGGCTGCGCTTACGACAGGTACGGGCGCGGTGACCACCGTTCTAGGGGACGCCCCCTCGGACGCGGTACGCATAAGCCTGATCGCCGCTATTGTGGTGCTGGCCGGGGTCGGTGGTTTCGCCTATCTCTGGATGAAGAAATCCAAGAAGGACCGCCTCGTTGAATACCGGTTTGATCCGCAACAGGGGGAATTTGGATGATACCTTTTCTGCTCAGATACGGCCATTGGATCGCCATTGCCGCAGCTATCGCCACCGCGCTTTGGTACGCAAACCGCCTAGGGGTTCAAAGCGAACGTCAGGTATGGAAGGATCGACAAGATGAAATCACCGCGAAACTCCGGGCTGACCTTCGGGTGGCCGACGAACAAAGCCGCAAGGACGAAGCGGCTATCCGGGAACTCAGCCGCGAACGGGAAGAGGTTGTCGCAGAGTTTGAAAAGACCCTCGACTTCAATTCTAACTTTGAGTGCATTTCTGCTGATGGGATGCGAACCCTTAACGACACCCTCGAAAGACTTCGACCTCAAACGCCCCAGCCCTGAATTAGAAGCTGTCTGCACATGGCCCGGCAATCCGGAAGGGGTTCAGTCGGTGGGCCTGCGCCGGGCAGTCGTGGCCTACGCCGCGTCCCTCGCTGACTGCGCCGAACGGAAGGCGGCGGTTCAGGCCCACTACGAACGCCAACGCAAGATCATGTCACAGGCTTTCTAGGCGTGGGGGCTGAATGGTTCGATAAAATAGAGTGGGAACCCCGGGGGGCCTTCCATACTACGCGCTCAGAGCCTCTACGCGGCCTCCCTGTGGTCATACTAGGTGGGGGGCCGGGGCTACTACCCGGACATACCCAAGCCCTCCATGCGGCCCCCAGAGCCATCCTGACAAACAACGCCTATACCCTATGGCCCCGACCCGCCCCGGTCCTCGCACTTGACCGGCGCTGGTGGGAATGGCACGGAACCAATGTAGCAGAACTAGGGCACCTGCCCATCACCGCGCTGCGACCCGGACAGACGATACCCAAGCCGCGTACCCATTACGCTTTCGAAAAGGGGATAGCAGAAGCGCTGACTACCGACCGAAACTTCCTGACCGGAAAGAATACGGGACACGCAGCTATTCAGCTTGCGGTGCACCTAGGATCACCGACGATCTATCTGGCTGGGTTTGATATGGGTTTCCCGGGGGGCCGAACGCACTGGCATGAAGGCCACCTTGTTCCGTCCTCCGAGTCCAACTATACGCGACGGTTCAAACCGCAGCTTGAAGAACTCGTGCGCGCACTGCATGATCGTGGCATTTCTGTTTCAGCCATAACCCCCACGGCGGCGGACATACCCTCTACCCCTTTCGATATGGCCCTAAAGGATTTGAAGACCTCCGTATGACACGAACGCACCCCATAGCTTGGCTCACACTCAGACATCAACCGCCCTACCGGGCTGACGCCTTTGCGGACGGGTTCGAACGGTTGGGGTTCCGTGTAAAAATGGCTTTCCCGGCGGGCAATGAAGTGCGCCCACAAGATGTGGTAGTCACTTGGAACCTCAACCCACGGTATCAACCGGCGGCGGCAGAGGCGCACAAGGTAGGTGCGGCCCTGATCGTTGCAGAGAATGGCTATATCACCCCCCGGTACGGCCCCCCTCAAACCTATGCCATTGCCCGGGACGGACATAATGGGTCTGGGTCTTGGATCGTGGGGACAGAAGACCGGTGGGCCAAGCTGGGTCAGATTATTGAACCTTGGGTAACCCGGCCCGGTGGTTACATACTGGTTACGGATCAGCGCGGTATTGGCTCAGACCTCATGCGATGTCCGAAGCTATTCTATGAGTCAGTCAGACCTAAAATCCTCCGGGTGTTTTCCAAGACGGGGTATCAACCAGAAATTCGGCTAAGGGTTCATCCCGGGCGGCACGAGTCACTCACGCCGTTGGAGACTGATCTGGCTGGCGCACGGGCCGTGGTAACATGGGCTTCGAATGTGGCGAACATTGCACTCCTGAAAGGCATCCCGACCTTCCGGTGCGCACCCTATCATGTGAACGAAGCGGCCATGTCTGATTTAAGCACCTTGCCTGCCCCTCTTGAGCCGGATAGGCTGACAGCCTTCAAGAAACTCGCATGGGCGCAATGGTCCCTCTCAGAGATTGAGGCAGGGACAGCCTTTCGGCATTTGCTTAGAGACAGGCTAGAATGACCAATAGGATATCCATAGAACGGTTCGTCTTTCATACTCATAAGCCGAAAGCCGAAGCCATAGCGCAGTTCTTCAAAGAGGGATGCACCGCCCTAGGGTATGACTGCATTGTTACCGATAGCAATCAGCCCGTCAAAGACCGCGTGGGGGTATTCTATGGGGTAATTCCGTCAACCTATGCGGCCTTCCAATTCTATAAAGCGGAACGGCGCGCGGTCTATCTGGACAACGGGTGGCTATCGACCAGAGAACTCCCAACCCTGCGCTATACATGGAACGGCGTTCAGTCCTTCCTTCGGGATATGGAACCTGTCAGGGGGAAACTCTACTTCCCGGACCTGCCTGAAATAGACCGGAAACCCCAGAACGATCTGGCGCTGCTTATCCTCCAATCCCGGGCCTATTTTGACAACCTGTCACTGGGCTATTCACGAGACGTTTGGGAACGGGCTACGACGCGCCTGCTGACGATGAAGGGCTACCGGGTAGAGACACGCGAAAAACCCCAGAAGCGCGGGCCGCAGACGGAAGACTTCTTTGAGCAGATCGCACGCGCTGGTATCGTGGTCAGCCTGAATTCGGCTTCCTGCATAAAGGCCCTCCGCTATGGCATCCCGGCCTACTGCACACTTGACTGCACGCTCTCCCCCTACGCCCCCGTTAAACTCCCAAACGTGGGCATGGCGGCTCCCCCTCCGCCGGAAGACGTTATGGACCTGATGAGGCGCGTGGCTCAGTACGAAAAGACCAAGAAAGACTTCACGAGCGGTCGCATAATTGAAAGCCTGCTGGCCGTCCCGCAAGAGAAACGCAGAGGAATGTGGTATGGTACTCGATGATATCGGGAAGAAAGTTGGCGGCGTCTGGTTACCAAAGGATGAACAGCACCTGACAGAGTGGATGGTCAAGAGCAAAGGCCGTTTTGAAAAGGATGGTGTTTTGACCTATCAATGGGCCAAGCAGTCCTTTGCTCAGGACGCCATGATAAAATATATCCCTGACTATGGCACCCGATCCTTCATAGACGTGGGCGCGCATGTTGGGCTTTGGTCAATGTGGTGGTCCTGCCTGATGGCCGGGACCATAGCCTTTGAGCCTATCCCGGAAATGCGGGAACTCTACCGGGCCAACATGCAAGGCCGGGGCAGATATCTCCTGCTATCTGAGGCCCTAGGCCACCAGCCGGGCTGTTTGGAATTGTCTTTTAACAAGGAAAACACGGGCAACACTCACGCTACCAGACAGAAAAATAAGGGCCTGCCTATCATTCAGGTGGCCATGACCACTCTGGACCTAAAAATGAGCGTCATGCCCAACTCCCCCGCGCCCGGTGTGATCAAGATCGACTGCGAAGGTTTTGAGGAATTGGTGGTAAGGGGGGCAGAGGCTACCATCCGTGAGCACCGCCCCCTCCTGATAGTGGAGCAGAAAAAGGGATCAGACTACTATGGGATGTCCCCACTTGGGGCAGTAGAGGTCCTGACCAAATGGGGCTTCAAGGTAGTCAAAACCATGTCAGGCGATCACATTATGGTCCATGAGGTATACCTATGAAGACGATCACGGCGAAGTACCTGCGCACACAAGAAGCGCTTCACGAGGGGGCCTATGGTTCCTCCGGGCATTACTGGCTCGGCCACGTCGCGGAAATCTGTGACGTCCTCAACTGCCGGTCAGTGCTGGACTACGGCGCTGGCAAGGGGACGCTTGGACCCTACCTCAAACGGCTGGGTATTGAATACGCCGCGTATGATCCGGTGACGTTCCCCAAGAAGCCCTCAGGCCGCTTCGATCTGGTGGTATGCCTAGACGTTATGGAACATATCGAAGAGGCGTTCGTCCCCGCAGTTATGGCAGAGATATGGGGCTATACCAACATCGCCATGTTCTGCGTTGTGAATACCCGGGCTTCCTCCAAGACCTTGAGCGACGGGCGGAACGCACATATCACGGAACGCCCCTATGAATGGTGGCGCGATAATTACCTTTCGGAAGGGTGGAAGCCCGCGCGGGTTCGACAGACAGCGGACGGCTTTGATATGGTATCCACGCGGACCCCACCCCCAACGGGGGTCAGCCCTATCAGCCGGGCGCAGCTACACACTTTGAGAGGGATCAGGAAATGACCAGACGGGACACCTATTTTCTAGGTTATGATGCGCGCGAACACGAAGCCGCCTGCATAGCGGGGTACTCAATCCTGCGCCGGGCGAACCGCAGATCGCAGATATTCCTGATCGAACATCAGATGCTCCGGGCGCTCAAGAAGTTTGACAGGGAATGGCTCACGACTGCCACAGGGCAGACCTATGACACACTGGATCATAAGCCCTTCTCTACGGCCTTCTCTCATTCCCGCTTCCTCGCGTTCACGCTGGCTCGTGATCTTAGGTGCACCGGCCCCTGTATGTTTATCGACTGTGACTGGTTGTTCCTCAATGACCCGGGCGAACTCATGGCACAGCAAGAGAAGAACCCTGACAAGATTGGGGTCGTGTCCCGTCACCGTGAAATCGAAGAAGGCTCGACCAAGATGGATGGTATGGTTCAAGAGGCGTATCACCGGAAACTGTGGTCAGCCCTCTTTACCTTCATGCCTACTCAGGAGTGGGCCGCGCTCTTCGACGTTCAAGCGGTTAACAACCGGACGGGCCGCGCCCTTCACGGCTTCCTTGGATTGGATAAAAATCGCTTCTGGGAAGTGGACCCGCGCTGGCACTATATCCCCTCGCTGGACCCGGCACAGGAGGCCCCCGGGGGTATTCACTACTCCGAATTCAGCCCTTGGTTAAACCCTGAGCGGTATGCCGAATTCCCGAAAGCCTTTGACGCATGGACTGATGAGAAATCTGCTTGGCTGGAATACGCGGCCAAGCGCGGCGCTCTGGAAACTTGGGATGATCTGAACACGGCCCTCTTGGCGGCGGCGGCTTGACGAACAAGGTAAACGCCTATATATACTCACACCTAGCGCTGTTTCTCCAAGGCAGTCGCTTGGTGGTGAAACTGGACGGGCGCAGGTTGTGGTGAGCTAGCGCCCGTCCTTTTTAGTTTTGGGGTTGACAAACGGTCCTAAAGATTATATACCTTCGGGACCACAACCGAAAGGAAATCCCAAATGCTTGTGCAGTCTGGCGGCAATAATGTATACGCCGTCCTCGCCAATACTGACGAATTCGAACTGTCGATTACGCCGACGCTGACTATCCAATCCACTACCGTAATCCTCGCGCTGCGGTGCCGGTTCAAATCCCTTCAAACAGATTACTTTGACCCCATGATGGTCCCCAAGTCTGTTCTGGTGTCGGGTATTGAGCGGTCGAAGAATACTCTGCGCGGCACCCTGATGCTGAATACTGGCTTCACCGTGGAAAAGGTTGGCTCCGGCTTCCCAGATATCGTTGCCAAGAAGCTGGTCAGCGAGGTCTCGGGCATACTCCTGCCCATTTCGGAAGAGCAAGAGAAGGCGGTGCTCTATATCAATCACCTGAGGGACGACTTTGTTACAGACTTTGCGAAGCTGGTTACCTCAGTCATTGCTCCGATATCCCCAGCCAAAAACTTCTCAAAGGTGCCCGCCCTCCTGAGCCTCTTCGATATGAATATCTATATGGCAGCGGCGGCGGAACACGGCCCAGAGGTGCCCTTCAAGGTGGTCCCGGAACCGGAACCGGCAGGCACCGGGGCCTCAGTAAAGAAACTGGACGTGAGTGGGGATTACGAACCTGACCCAGAGAAAATACCTGTGGATAACTCTGAAAAGCCGGTTGACAAACCCGCTACAGGTACGGAAGGGTCTAAGGTTCATCTACTCGGACAGGCCCCCGCCCTCACACCGGCGGAACCTGAAACCACCGACTAGCCGGGGCGGTTTTACCACCGCAGTTAGCACGCCCCTTGAACCGGGCGTGCTTTTTTATTGGAGTTACCCCATGATAGACACGCGCGTTCTGACCCATACGCCTACTCAGGCGAACCTACTCAGGTTAATTCTAAACCTTCACAAGACCTCAACGATACTCCGGGATGGGAAGCCTTACCTCGCCATTCAGCTAGATAAGATGGCCAGTATGGTGGGTCTAAAGGCCCGTTCATCTGTAAGTCGGGCATTAAATTGGCTAGAGGCTCAGGGTATAATTCAGATTATACGCGACCGATGGAACCGCTCCCCCCGGCTTTATATCCGCCCGCTTATCAAGACCCGCGCAACGTCAAACGAACGTCAAACGAACGTCACACGTTGCGCGGACGCAACGTCCTGTCTTAAACCTTCTGAAAAACTTAAAACCTCAAACACGGCAGCACCCTCCGGGACTGCCGGGATCACGGTGGATACAAGTATCCCTGAAAATTCAGGAAGGTTGCGCGGAAATCTGGCCGGGGCGGCTGACAGGATCAAAGAAAAGAAAGACACCGCGCGCGCGCACGTCCGGGATCAACAGCCTAAACCCAAGATCGTCGCTCACGCTTGGGTCCGCATCCTCGGGGAATATGGGTATCTTGGGTTCGACCCGAATGATGGAAAGCACCTGAAACATATCAGCAAAACGCTATCTCTCTTCGACAGCCCTAACGTAGGGGCCTTTGAAGTCGAACTGGAACGCCGCATAAGCGCATGGCAGGAACATCGCCCGAAGGCTCTGGGTAAGGCCGCGCCGCATCCTTGGGCAATCAATCGCACCGACCCCCTATTCCAGAAACTCGCCACCGTTCAAGACGACGAAGACTATACCATCCCCGGTATGGCTCCGCTGATACCAGATGCGATAATTCAGTCACCCCCAGCAGTTGACGAATTAAAAACGGGTTCCCAGAATGGGCCTGACGTGGTAACCCCGCCAAAGAAGGGTGGCATGATGCACCTCTTCAAAAAAGGCAAGGACGCCAAGTGAGGCACCATGAACACAGAAGCACACAGCCTTGCTCCCCCGGGGGCCTATAACGCCTTTGCCCCCGGCAAGCTGCGGCAGGGTATCCACGACACATTGATCAAAGAAATAGATCGTATCGCGCACGATGCCGGGATCACTCCGGGCGACGTAACCGGGGCCACCTATCACATGACCGATACTGAACTGGATTATCTCAAGGGCTTTCGTCGCACGGAAGAGACGGGAAAACTCGGGATCATCTACGTTGGACAGCACGACCCTGCGGTAGCCCTCCGATGCCGAACGGTATGCGGCGCGCTCCTGCGTAACTTCATCACGGCGCGGCTTATCGTCCGTGAAGAACTCGTGTCCGAATTGTTCGACAACCGGCGTCAGCCTAATGCAGACCTCGTGGCCGTCCCAGACTTCGCATACAGGGATGCTCCCCCGGCCACGCGCCGGGCGCTATCCTCGTGGCTGATGGGCCGTATCTCACGGGGCAGGCAGACGGTGCTCGGGCTTCCCGACAAGACAGCGATCAGTGATATCTTTGGGGCGGAAGCGCCCCTTTACACGAAACACTTCGCCGTCAAACACGGTGCGCAATCCCCAAAGTAGGGGAAAGGAAATCACATGGCCTCTATGAACGCCAGTACGGCGGGCCTTCGCGTCCTGCGGGGCATACTCGATCTGCCAACTAAACATGCCGGGGCTGAACTCATGCGGGTTCAGCCCTACCTCACCTATGACGAAGACCAGAAGGTGTTCGACTTCGTGCGGTCTCACTTCGCCAGCACTGGAAAGATGCCGCACCCCGATACTATTCTGGACAAGGTATCAGTGTTCCTACCTCCGGCTCAGGAGACTTTCGATTTTGAAGTTGGTCAGCTAAAGAACCGCTTCATAGAAGACTCAATGCGCGCCGCCTCGGACAAGGCTTCCTCTCTCCTACTGGAAGGCAATGCGAAGGCGGCGCTGGCGTCCCTCATAAGCGACCTCCTACCGGTCACACAGGGGCAAGGGGGCTATTCCCTTACCGACCTACGCCATACGCAGGTCGTGGCCCTCTATGAGCAGGCTCTGGCAGGGCTGGGGCCTCCCATCGAAGAGTTGGGATACCCTAGCCTTGACGCGCAGGGCGGGATCGAAAACGGGGACATGATGGCGATTGTCGGAAGACCGGCTTCTGGCAAGACATGGCTTATGCTGAAAACGGCGCTCAACCATTGGTCCAAGCAGGCAGAACCCCATATGTTCGTTACTCAGGAAATGAGCGCGGAACAGATCGAACGCCGGGCCTTACCCATGATAGCCGGTGTCAACCCCACCCCACTCTACAAGGGGTCAGCCCATACCTACGAAGTTGGGGGCCTGACGCATGAAGCCTATTTGTCAAAGCTGGAAGAGGCCCGGGTAATGTTGAACCATGCTCAGTCCCCTTTCCTTATCTACGATAGCAAGATGGCCGGGACCGTGGCGGACATAGAAACCATCGCGGCGATGCACGGGGTAAAACGTATCTGGATAGACGGGGCTTATATGCTCCGACACCCTGACCCGCGCCTAGGCAGGTACGCCCGCGTCCCTGAAAACCTAGACTTGATGAAACAATGGTGTCAGCGGACGGGGTGCGCTACCATATCCTCATGGCAGTTTAAGCGCGGGGCCGGGAAGGACGAACAAGGGGGCACACCTGATCTGGATGATATCGGCTACTCTCACGCTATCGGGGAATATATGACGCTCATCCTCGGCCTGCTGGAAAATCCGAAGTCCGTGGCGCAGATGAACAAGAAACACATTACGATTATGAAAGGCCGCAACGGGGAAGTTGGGGGGTTCGACATAAACTGGTTGTTCTCCGATATGAACTTCGATGAAATTACCCCGCAGGAAATGACATCAGACCTGACCTACCTATGATCAAACTGGTTGACTAACGCTACAAGGGGGCTTAGTATGGCCTCATAACCACCACACTCGAAAAGGATCACCAAATGCCTAAGATTGGAAATATCACGCTGCCTACCGTGACGTTGAGCGGACAGGACCCGGCAGACGTTGCCGCACTTCTCAAGGATAAGAACATGCCCTTGGAGGCGATGGTAGAAGTTGCCATCTATTGCAAGCGCGAACGCGAAAAGGCAGAGGCCCTAGCGCCTATCGAAGACCTGATGCGCGCCCGCCTCAAGAAAGCCTATGCTGCCATGCCGCCGGAAAAGCGGGTAACCACGCGCACCGAAGTTGGGATGCTGACCTACACGGCGGAAGCTGAAACGATCACGCTCAAGGACCGGGACAAGACGGTCGAAATGCTGACTGATGAACAAATTCGGATTACATACAAGCCTGATCTAAAGGCGCTCAAAACGATTATGAAACCGGCAGAATTCAATCGGCACGTCACGCGCGGCAAAAGTGATCCTAAGATCACCTTACGGGATAACCGGGCCAGTGATGAATACTCCGAACTGGACGACTTCTAAACGATGGAAACAGACATCGGAAATGAAGAGGCTATTCGTGCAGTCCTTGAACAAATGGGCGTCACGATAGGCGATACGAAGCGGGGGTGGGTCCATTCATCCTGCCCCCTAGCGGCCTATAACCACACAGGCGGCGTTGATAACAACCCCTCCTTCGGCGTCGTTTACAACTCAGCAGAGGCTCATAAGGAGGAAGGCCACGCTCACTGTTTCTCATGTGGCTATTCTGGTGACGTGCGGGAAATCGCTTCTTTGCTCTATGCCTACAAGGACCTAACCGTCGCAGACCTCGGGGCTGTTATGACAACGATGGAAACGGTCAAGACGGGCAACCTTCCGCTATCCCTATCGACCCACAACCTTGACGACCCGTTCCCGGACGAAGACTGGCTAATCAGCTTTCCTCCGGTAGACCCCTCGCACACACGCGCCTGCGAGTACCTGAACGCCCGGGGGATCAGCCCCCGCGTTGCCATGCACTTCGATGTTCGGTTTGACCCCCAGAGATACCGCGTCTGCTTTCCCCTACGCGACCGCGCGCAGCGGTTTCGAGGCCTTATTGGACGCACCCTAATCCCGAACCCAGAGGGGCCACGCTATTTCTACTACCCCTATAAGGGCAATGCCCCTCGGGGATTTACTTGGTGGAACGAAAACGAACTGGACCTTTCAAAACCTATCGTCGTGGTCGAAGGCATCTTTGATGCGCTCAAGGTATGGCAGACCTACAGGAACGTCACGGCGGCGCTGTCTATCGGGTTCCGGCACCCCGGCCTCGGATGGAATACAGGGGTGTCTCGCTGGATTAGCATGTTCGATGTAGGGCAGGGAGGGCAGCTTGCTCGGGGCCGTTTGGATAAACTCGCCAGCAAAGGCTCACGAGTATGGCACCTGCCCCCGCCTCCGGGCCGGGATGATCCGGGTGAAGCCACTCCAGCAGAGATTAAGGCGCAGCTAGAGACCCTGAAATAAAGGGTAGGCAAACGCTTCGGAAGAGACTAGACTGACTAAGCCGCCTATGGCGCGCACTACTTTACACCCCCGAAAGGAACAGCCAGATGGCTATCAAAATTCACGGCTCTAAACCAGCTACGGCTACCAAGCAGGCTCCGGCCTCTGACACTCAGACAGACCTAGGGACCATAGGCGGCACGACGACCGCCACGCCCTCAGAGACGCCTCAGGAAAGCACTAATGCTACCCCCTCGGCGGATACCTCCCCAACAACACAAAGCGCCCCAGCGACCAATATAGAGGCCCCCGGCACTCAAACGGGCGCAGCCTTCCTTATGACGGGGACACAACAGAGAACCCAAGTTGATCAGGTCAAAGCGGTTCAGGACCTTCGCTCCAAACTCAGGGGAGGCGCGCGGGAATTCTGGTTGAACCCCGGGGAATTCGCCAAACTGTATTTTCTTGATGGTAAGCTGCTTTCGGATAACGTCTTTGACACGCCGATGATCAGCGTACACTTCCTGCAAATCGGCGGAAACTGGGCCAAGTTTGTGTGCAACCGACACACCGAGGGAAACTGCGTAGTTTGCGATAGCAACGCGGATGGGACCCAGCCTATGACGTTTCAGCTTTTCACCGTGATCAACGCGATGCCCTACACCATTCAGGGTGGACCGAACAAAGGCAAGGTGTTGCCCGCGCGGCTCCAACTATTCCCTGCCACACTCAAGGTTCGGGAAAAGTTGATGAAGCGCGCCCAGAACCATGACAACAAGCTGGCGGGGTCCTTCTATCAATTCAGTCGTGAGTCCAAACAAGCGGCCCGCACTGGCGACGATATAGAATACATGCAGGATGTTCCCATGCAGGGTGTGTTGAACAAGTATCCAATGCTTGGGACGCAGTACAGCGCCACGAAGAAAGCATGGGAAGACGCGCCCACAACAGTCTACGACTATGCCAAAGTCTACCCGATCCTGACCAACGCGGAAATTGCCAGCCTCCGGCCCGATATTGCCAGCATGGCGGGCTTTACCGCCTATCAACCCCTTGATAACAACTCTACGGTATCGGGCTTTGGCAACGATCCTACTAAGGACATGGACTCAGAAATTCCATTTTGAGAATTATTGGCAGGTAGGAATACCCCCTTAACCGGGGGTTAGAGGCGCGGTTCCGCATGGAAGCTGAGGGGACCGCGCTTCACTTTTAAGGATCACCACATGAGCACAGTCCCCTCCGACTTCCCCAAGATGCTCGCACCGCCGGAAGAGGTAGACGCCCTCGCTTGGTATGACGAACATGATCACGCCTATGAACTGTCCAAGATGCAGTATCAGGCGCGGGATGAAGTGGTCCCCCTCCGGCGCTACCACCCGAACAAACACCACTTGGTAGGGGTCCCCCGGACACTGGCCCCCTCGGGCGTCACAGCGAACGATAACCGGGCCGTGGGGGCCTTTGACTTCGATGCCTCGTTTCAGTCAGACCTCCGGGAAGAACAAGTCCCCTTCGTGGAACAGGTGTTTCACACGCTGGAAACCGAACAGGGCTGTATAGGGGAAGCCCCTACCGGCTTCGGTAAGACGACTACCGGGTGCGCCCTGACGTGCCGCATAGGACGCCCCGTATGTATCGTGGTTCCCAAGGGCGATCTGGATTGGGACAAGGAAATGCTCCACCACACCAGCATCCCGAAAGAAAAGATCGACTTCTGGTCAGGGCAACACCTACCGGACCCGGGCGCTTGGGTCGTGATAGCCTCGCTGCAATCAGTCTACCGCGACGGCATCTACCCGCAGGCAGTCTATAACCGCTTCGCCTGCCTGATAGTCGATGAAGTCCACAGAATAGCTTCCGCTGAATTCAGCGCGGTCATGCGGAAATTCCCGGCGATGTTTCGCCTCGGGCTATCGGCCACCCCGGAACGCCGCGACGGCAAGATGGACCTTATCCACGCACACATGGGATGGCGTCACATCATCGGCCAGTCAGACGCGGAACAGCCCAACTATTATGTGATCAATTCAACGTGGATAGAACCGCTCGATGGTAAGGGCAAGATGATCCAGTATGACCCGTCCCGGACCAATCAGGCGAAGCGCAGCATGATGGCTGATCCGATCAGGAATTCACAAATCGCCGGTGCCGTCTACCGCGCCCACAAAGGCGGACGCCGCACCATAGTCTTCGTGGAACAGACGAAGCACGGGGAAAAGATCAAGGCCGCGCTCCGGTCGATGAACGTCCCGGCCAGTAGCATTGTGGAATACAATGGGGGGATAAACGCGGCGGACAAGAAACGCGCCAAGGACTGCTTGGCAGGTATTGTTCTGATCGCCACCTATAAGTATACGGCGGAAGGGACGAACATACCCCCACTTGATACCGCCGTCTTCGCTCACCCGATATATGATCCACGACAGGCGGCAGGCCGTATCCTGAGAAAACTACCCGGGAAGCCCACCCCCATTGTGATTGACATATGGGATCGAAACTCTCAATCCCTGTCTCGGATAGCAAAAGCCCGCTGGGAATACCTGAGAAAACAGGGGGCCACTTGGAAGGGTCTTTTCGGTTGACTAACGTAGCAGGGGGGTTTATCCTCAGTGAGCCTAGACCGGAAAGGTATGGATATGGGTTATACCCCCGAATGGTGGCAGCGCGAAGGCAAGAAGGTCGCTGCAAAACGCCGCAAGAAGTACGCCAATGACAAAGACTACCGTGAAGCCGCCAAGGCCCGGTCACGGGAATACCGTGAGCAGAAGAAACTCGAACGCGAGGCCTTCTATGCCAGTCCTTATCTGGAATTGAATGGGGAGAAGGTAGCCGCGCTGACGGTAGACACCCTTTGCTCCGACCTTGGTATTGACAAGTCCCGTCTCAAATACATGCAGAAGGCTGGGTATATCCCTACTGCTATCGTTAGCCGCCCGGTGCGCCTCTACACCGAGGCCCAGCGTGATAGGCTCCGGGAACTCGAAGCCTTCCTGCAAAAGAATTCGGCACACCTGCGGGTTCCGAATAGCGAAGCTGGCGTTATGGCGACTGCCAACTTAGAAACGCTTATTGCCACCATCAAAGCAAACTGGAAAAACTGAAATGGCTATTAAAATTCACGAAAAGGCTCCGGCCCCTGAGCAAGCCCCAGATCAAGCCTCTGCACACGACGAAGCGGCTGCGGAAATTCAAACGGAAATCGGGAAGACCATGACCGAAGCTGGGACAGAGAAGGAACCGCTCAGTCAGACCATCCAGACAGAAAGCATACCGGTGAACCTCGCCTTCCCATTCGAGCGCATCGAAGTTGGCATGTCCTTCAAGATGCCGGTGGCCTCCTATACGATGCTGGAATTCTCGGTGCGCCGCTCTGTCCCGTTTAACCCGGTTGAGACCAACGCCGATACAGTCTTCGACAGCACCCACAAATGGGTCGAAGAGAAGCTGAACCAGCTTATTGAAGAACAACAAAACGAAACATAAAGGTGATCTTACGTGCACAAGCTAACTGATGCAGTGTCCACGATCACCAAAGCATACGGCAAGACCGCAGGGGGACTGGGCTTCCGGTTCCCCTCCTTCGCCAGACTGCCCACAGGTATCTTGACGCTTGACCTAGCACTTGCTGGGGGAATACCGATGGGGGCCGTGTCCCTCATTTATGGAAATGAAAGTAGTGGGAAGACCTCCCTTGCGCTCCGCCTAGCCGCGCAGTTTCAGAAGAGGCACGGGAAGGGTAAGAACGCTCGGAAGGTTGTCTGGCTGGACGTGGAAAACGCATGGGATGAGGAGTGGGTACGACTTCACGGGGTTGACCCGGATCAAGTCTACCTGTTTCGACCAACCACGGCGGAAGAGGCGGCGGACGTAGCCGACGAAGTGGCGATGGCACAGGACGCGGGCCTGATCATCGTGGACTCCATTGCGGCCATGTCCTCTATCGACCAGCTAGAGAAGTCCGCAGAGAAGGTTGTGGTGGCCGGTGCGGCGAAGCCATCGACTACCCTACTGCGCAAGATAGGCGCGGGCATTACCGAACACGCAAAGGCTGGTCAGACCCTAACCGTCATTTATATCAATCAGCCTCGTATGAAAATCGGGTTTCATATGGGTAACCCGGAATTCCTGCCCGGCCCCGTTATGCAGAACTTTCAAGCGTTTTTGAAACTACGCCTGACGGGCAAGGCTATCCTCAAGGAAAAGATATCCCCCATCCCGATCTACTCTGACAATACGGCCAAGATCGTCAAAAAGAAATTCCCATGTATCAGGCAGTCCTGTGAATGGCAGACGATGCTTTACCCGTGGGAACATGCCGGGAAGAAACACTGGCCGCTGGAAGTCAACAACCGGACACATGCCGAAGCCCTCTTGGAAGACCTCGACTACCTCAGCAAGAGCGCGACCGTGAAAGGGAAGTGGGACCTGTTCGACATCGAACACCCAGACGCCGGGGAACTGCTGCAATTCCCGACGAAGACGGCGGCGGTAGACTGGGCCGTGGAACGGTATGATGCTCTCACTAAATTCCTGATTGACGACCTCCTTCTGCTCTACAAAGACGATATCAAGAAGCAGCTAGAGGAAGCCGAGAAAGCAGGCCACAAGTGAGCATCCGGCGAAACTTCCCCGCAGATAACCCCCGCGAATATGGCAACCGCAAAGAGGCTGGTATCGTCAAGCGTGGTGGCTATAAGACCACCCCGAACTCCGGGGCGTCCAGCGTCAAGGGGGACCTCCGGCGGGGAAAATGGATGGTCGAAGTTAAGGCGACGAAGCACGCCAGCTTCCCGGTCACCGCTGAGATAATGGGAAAACTGCGCAACGATGGGTTGACGAACGGTAAACCGGGGGTTCTAATAGTGGAAATCGGGACAGGCGAGAAATTTGCCGTGATGCCCCTCTCACAATTCGAAAGGCTCGTGCCAGACGATGATTAAATTCAAATCGAAGACCCCTGCCCCGGAACCACCCAAAAAAGGGAAGGCCGCGCCCGCCGAAAGCGCAGACCATGAACCCTTGTTCCAGATAAAAGACTTCCCCGAGAACCACGTTCTTTACCATATCCACAAGAATACCCCTGCGCCCCGCTCCGCACGGCCACATGACGTGGTGCACGCCTCCGATCTTGACCCGGTGCGCAACTGGTGTCCGAAAGAACCGGCGCTCCTGACGCTCCATAAGAAAAAACGGAAGTCAGACTTTGTATCGACTGCACAGCGTATGACATGGGGTATGGGCTACAAGGGGGCCGATCTTCTCATGGACCTTATCCCTAGGCAAAAGGTATGGGGTAACTGGAAGTGCCGATCATGCAGCCACGAAATGAAATTCAGCTACTCCCCTACAAAGTGCGGCGGTTGCGGCGGAAACTGGAAAGCTATCAGGTATGTGGAAGTCTTCCTGCGTGATCCGGTCAGTAAGATCGTGGGGTCAGTCGATTGTTTTGTGGATATCCTCGGGAACGGTATCAAGACGCCGATGGAATTCAAGACGGAAGGCAACAGTAGTTTCAAGCCGCGAACGAAGCCCGAGTTTGATCACGAGTGGCGCACGATGCTTTATCTCTGGCTGATCGCCCAAACGCCCGGGATGGTAGACAAGGGCCTAAACCCGAATGAAGGCCGGGTGCTCTACTTTACGAAGGAAGGCTGGGCCGACTGCCCTAAGATCAAGGAATGGAAACTGTCTGACTGGCCGAAGTCCTCAGTCAAGGAATACTGGGTCAACCGAAATGACAGCATGGTGGCGAACAAGATAGACGCCGCGATGTCCTATAGGCTCTGGCGTGAGAAGCATGATCTTGGGGTAAGCCCGAACGATAACCCGATGCCCGAACGGGTATGTCAAACCGCGCAAGACACGAAGGCGAAAAACTGTGTCGTGTGCAAGGAGTGTTTCAAATGAGGGTATGTGGCTGCGACCCGGACCTGAACGGCGGCTTTGCCGTGATTGACACGCAGACCCTAGAAATAGTCTCTCTGCGCCTCATGCCGCTCTTTGTCCCCCCGGTAAAGGGCAAGAGACGCATCGACGCACAGGGGGCCTTTGAACTTCTCAAGGAAGCGCGCCGCGTTGGGGCTGAATATGTCGCGCTGGAACAGGCCGTGGTCAAGCCTCAGATATCTTCCAAAGGCCCGGCGATGATGGGCAGCGTTCATACCGTTCATCAGAACTATGGGATGCTGCGCGCGCTATGTGAAATCATGTTTAGCAGAAGTCGCGTGATTGACGCTTGGCCCTCTACATGGAAAAAGGATATGGGTCTAACCTCGGACAAAAACCTGTCACTGGAAAAAGCGATAGCCCTCTACCCCTCTCATACCTCACTCTTTGCCAAGAAAAAGAACGTAGGTCTGGCTGAGTCCCTGTTACTGGCTCGGTGGGGCGCAGAAAAAGTGATCTTAAGATCATCGGGGGTTGACTAACGCCACGAAGGGGCTTAGGTTACGAATACCACTAAGCAACAAAGGACAATCAAAATGAACCCTATCATCTACAAAGAGGCGGTCGAAGCACTCGCCATCCCGAAACTCACCGCGTTCCTGAAACTCGTTACAGATACCGTCGAAATCGAAGGCTGGTCGAAGCTGCGTGCCCCGGAAAAGCGGGCTAACATGCTCGAAGCCCTTGAACAGTCCTCGGAACTCCGCAAGGAATTTGTCGTGTTCTACGGGGAAGAAAAAGGCACGGACACCGACTATTCCGAATGGGAAACATCGGACCTCCCCGAAGTATCAGAGACGCCTCAGGAACCGGCCCCTGAGCCACCGACCGGCACAGATGTCAGCAAAGCCACCGCCTACACTCCGACACAGGACACACCCACCGCGTTCGTTGAAGGCGCTTTTGAAGTGATCGTATCAGAGGTCGCTGGGCTGGACGCCGTACAGTCCAAGGCGAACCTTCACGAAGCCGAAGACCGGATGCAATTCGAACATATCCGCATCGGCGCGCTGCTGGCGCATATCCAGAAAGCAGACCTTTACATCCAACTCGGGTATGACAACCTCCGGGAATTCCTTCACGCGGAAACCACGATGGACTACCGCAAGGGCGTTCAGTTGATCAAGAATTTCAACACGGTCAAGGAACTTGGCATCCCGGCGAAAGACCTGACCGGCGTGACATGGGCGGCGCTCCGCCATATCGTCCCTATTCTCACGGCAACGAATTACAAGAAGTGGCTCGACGCCGCACGGTCCAGCACCCACATCACGCTGATCGAACAGGTCTACAAAGAAAAGACCAAGCAGGCTGGGGCACTCCCCGCTCCGGGTGATACCGCCACGGGCGAAGCTATCCCGGAACAGGAGAAACTCACATCGAAGGTGTTCAACGTCTACGCAGAACAGAACGCCAATATCACAGCGGCTATCGACAAGGCCAAGAACGCGGCCAACGTCAACAGCATGGGCGCGGCCTTGGATATCATCGCATCGGCCTATATAGGGTCCCCGGCCTCGGATGCCACGATAGGCGCGATTATGCCCGATACCTCAGTGGAGGGCCTTACCAACGTCTTCTCAAAGATGGCGAACGATGATCCGGCCAACGCAATTATGGTGGTCTTCTCCGCACTCGAAGCGGTATGGCCCACCGTAGAAGTCGCAGTCACGTTCCCACCCAACTATAATGGGACCACCTAACCGATACATCTAACTAAAGACTGTAACAGGGCCGGGGGTAACACTCCGGCCTTTTCGGTTGACAAACGGGGCAAGAGACCGGATGCTGGGCCGATCACCACAACGCAAAAGGCTAACCCCATGAACCTCTTCGTGCTAGATACAAACCCGCTTACCGCCGCCACAGCGCTCAATGATAAACACGTCCTAAAAATGATCCTAGAGACAGCGCAACTCTTGGACGGCGGGACCCGCCCGATTATGCAAGCGATACAGCCCAACCAGACGCATGAGATAGTTGGTATCCCAGCCAGCCAGAAGAACAATCCCTGCATCCTATCCGCTTCCTCTGAGATAGTCTGGGACTATGCCCATCGTCATTTTATCGGGCTACTCGGGGAATACCGCTACCGCTATGGCAAGAGGCACTCCTACGATACTGAGGATATGCGCCGCAAACTCACAGAGCGGGGCAACAGCGCACGAAACGGCATGAGCGGGGCGGGGTTCTACCTAGCGATGCCAGATGCCCATAAGGGGCGCGATAAACGGGGTCTCGCCTCACTGGCACAAGCAGTCGTCAGCTACCGCAGCTACTACTCCCGTGAAAAGACTTCCTTTGGAACGGTCCCCAAACCTGCTACATGGAAACGCCGCGCTCCACCGGTATGGCTCACCCGGACGATGAATGACTTGGACTATCAACGTAACCTGTCCAGCGATGGGCACTATCATTTTTATCAAAAGAAGGTAACGGCATGACCGAAGCAGAAACCGATAAGTTCCTGAATAATGCCACAGACGGCCAAACGATCAGGGTCACCGTGGCGTCAGGCCGCGTCTTTGATGGCGTCTACGATGGTGCACACACAACGCCAGACGACGCCCTCTATTTTGAAACTATGGAGGGCACGGCCTGCCGGGCAGAGTGGCCAAACATTGTTGAAATAAGCTATCGCTCCGCCCGGACGATGGGGCGCAGTATGATGGTTCCTCCTGAACACCCGCTGTCCGGGGTATCACGGCAGCAGACTGGCCCGAATGGAGGGCCTATGCGCCCGTATACGACGCGGAACCGGTGATGGTTACAAAGATCAAACAACTGGCCAAAGGTCTACTGAAAGACGAAGGGGCGTTCATGGGGGGCGATCACGAGTTTGACCAGATACCTATCCCCGTGAAGGTCATTAAGCCCCTTATAGGCCCCCTACCACCACTGGACCCGGACGATCTATCAGGGTTCGATGTGGCCTCACCCGATAGCCCTGAGGTTCAGGACTACATCACTGAGGAAGACCTAAAGGAAGCCGTGTTTAAGCTAGCGGCTACTCCAAACCCTAAGGGGCTGGTCCCAGTCACGCCATTGGATACGCCGAAAGGCTATACGAATATGACGTTCGATCATGGTGAGGGTTCTTCAAAGGTAAAAAATAATGTTGGCATAACGGTTTTATTTTACAAGGATACGGTGACGCATAGCTACGTAGCAAAGCTAAAAATAACAGACATTACTATGAACGTGGCAATCCCCTCTCACGCAATAGCTGAGAAAGGGGAAAGCTACTTTGATGAACACCTATACCCTGTCCTTGCCAGTATGCTAACTCAGGCGCTAATGGACGGAATAGGGGGCCAACTTAAGACGGCAGTTTCCAACGCGGTCAAGGTCGTGGATTGACGAACGCAATGATAGGGGCCATAGTTACGGCTTCCTGCGTAGCCCAGAGGACCTCATGGACAAAATAGAACAACGCGCGCTATCCGATCTTAAAGCAGCGCCCCAGAACTCGCGTAAGCATGGGGCCTATCAGATCAAACAGATCATGGCCTCCATCCAAAAATTCGGCTGGACAATCCCGGTTCTTATTGACGAAGAAAACATGATAATCGCGGGCCACGCCCGGGTTACCGCCGCGAAGAGACTTGGCATAAAGGAAGGCCCTTGTATCGTGGCAACGGGCTGGACGGCGGAAGCCAAGGAAGCCTATCAGATCACTGACAATCGGCTGGCCGAACAGTCAGAATGGGATGAGGAAATCCTGAACAACCAGATCAAACGGCTCAACGCCGCAAACTTTGATCTGGGCTTCCTCGACATGACGGCGTTCAACACGGAATTGTTTAACCCATCTGTGAACCCAAACTTCGATACCAGCAACGTAACAGAGGCTCAGGCTCAGGCCGCATCTGATAAGCTGACTGGTCAGTTTGACCCGGCCAACGCCACCGCACCAGCAAAGGCGGACTATACCGTGGCTTGCCCGCACTGTGGCGAAGACTTCGAAATCACAATCTAACACAGGAGGCCCCCATGGCCGTGAAGACAAAAGGGGCTGCGGCCTCAAACGAACTGGCTATCGTTTACAAGGCCGTGGCTGACCTCGAACCCTACGCGAACAACCCGCGCAAGAACGATGATCAGGTCCCGCGCATGGTAGACCTGATCAAGAAGTTTGGGTTTAAGGTCCCTCTGCTGGTCCGGGGCAACCAGATCGTGGACGGGCACCTGCGTATCAAGGCCGCAACCAAGATGGGTATGGCAACGGTCCCGACTATCGACGTTGGTGCAATGCCGGAAGCCGAAGAACGGGCGCTCCGCATCGCCCTGAACAAATCGGTCGAATGGGCTGAGTGGGACAACGACCTGCTTGGCACCGAAATGAAAGCGATTATGGCGGGCGGGCTAGACCTGAACCTGACAGGGTTTGACAGTTCCGAATTTGACAAGCTGATCAAGGAAGTCGCTGAACCAAAGCCGGTCGCGCCCTCCGTGAACAAGACGAAGTTGGCCGATGCCGGGACCCCAGCAGACCCAGATTATGTCAGTCTGTCCTTCCATATGACGGCGGCGAACCGGGATATCCTGATGGCGGCGCTTGAGAAATACCGCACCCAGCATGAACTGGTAAACCAGTCGCAGGCGCTCCTATCAATGGCGAAGGCATGGGTAGGGGCGTCCAAATGACTATTCAACAGTTTGGGCCTCATCGCGTTCGCCACGGTAACGTCATGGACCGGGCCGGTATTGATGCCCTCATGGATGGGGACGCTGCCGACATCTTTTATTCAGACCCGCCGTGGGGTCAGGGCAATCTGAAATACTGGTCAACGATAAACAAGAAAATGACCGGACAGGTCATGGAACAGCCCCCGCTGGACGACTTCCTCAACGCTATCTTTGACCTCGCGGCTCACTACACTCAGGATTATCTGTGTATCGAATACGGATGCCGGTGGCTGGACGCTATTCAGAAACACGCGACTGACCGGGGTTTTACGCCCCTCGTGGTCGTGGATATCCAGTATCGCAGCGGGGCCAAGATGCTCCCACTTCATCTGCATGTCTTCTCTAAAGGCGGGATGCCCCTCCCCCCGGGCTACGTCGCCTCGGTGGCCGGAACGCATGGCTATGACTGTATAGCCAAGGCGGTTAAGCCCCTTGCGGAAATGGTCAAGAAAAAGAGCAGCGACCCGATCATCATGGACCCATGTTGTGGCATGGGGTACACGGCAAGATGCGCTCTCGAATTCGGGTTAGACTTCCGGGGCAACGAACTCAACGAAAAGCGTCTGGCCAAGACCATTGCCCGGTTTGGCAAGATCAAGTAGGGGGTCCCCTTGGACAAAATCCCATATCACAGTGCCCTTAAACAGGGAAAAGGCGAAGAGGCCGAACCCCTTCAAGGGGTCCATACCGACGCGCAGGGGAACACTTGTTTCGTTTGGGACGTAACCACCCCCGACATCCCAGAAGCCTACCTGACGTGTGACCTGATCTACGCAGAGCCGTCTTGGCCCGGGGGGCTAGAGCGGTTCGATGCTCGGGCCGGGGTCAAGACTGACTCTTATGCTGCATATGCCGGGGCTATCGCATCCTTTATTGAAAGGCTGAATAAGCCGACTGTCATGTTTGTGGGGGCCAATGCGCTTAGGCACACTCCCCCGCCTGACTTTACGGTCAGCGCGATCCTGAATGGCAACAAGGTTCAGGCGGCTTTCTGGAACGGGGCCTTTGCTACGGGGAACAGCAATCAGGAAATCATCCGAAACCTAGCAAAACGCTATGATAGGGTAGGCGACTTCTGCTGCGGGTATGGGACAACTGGGCGGCTGTTTATGGAAGCTGGAAAGACCTGCGTTCTGACGGATTACAACGCGAACTGTTGTGGCTATATCGCGCAGGAAATGAAGGGCTGGGGCGCATGAAAATCAACATGAAAGAGAACGTATATGAGGCGGCGTTACAGCGCATCGAATACCTCTTCGAACAATTCGATACGGTCTATGTTTCATTCTCTGGGGGGAAGGACAGCACGGTAGTTTTGAACCTCGCCTTGGAAGTGGCCGAACGCCTTGGGCGACTACCCCTCCGGGTATTCTTTCTGGATCAGGAGGCCGAATGGCAGGCCGTGATTAACTATGTCGAAACGGTTATGTATGATCCTCGCATCGACCCCTACTGGCTACAAGTCCCTTTCAAACTGACCAACTCTACCTCCGAAACGGAAAATTACCTGAATTGCTGGGACCCCGAAAAAGAGGCGGTCTGGATGCGTGAGAAAGACCCGGTGTCAATCAAAGAAAATACTTTTGACGAAACCCGGTTTCACATGATGTTTCACGCGATCATGGCGAAGTGGCACCCTGACGAAAAGGCCTGCATGATTGGCGGCGTCCGGGCGGAAGAAAGCCCGGCCCGATATCAAGCCCTGACCACGAACCCGAAGTATCAGCACGTCACATGGGGGAAGCGCCTGAACAAGGACAAGCACCCGCACTGGACGTTCTATCCGATTTATGACTGGTCCTACAAAGACGTTTGGAAATACATCCACGACAAGGCCCTGCCCTACTGCCTGATCTATGATTATTTCTATCAGCATGGCGTCAATGTCCGGGACATGCGGGTGTCTAGCCTGCACCACCAAACTGCCGTCCGGTCCCTCTACTACCTCCAAGAGATTGAGCAAGAAACGTGGGACAAGATGGTGCGCCGCATCGGGGGTATCCACGTTACTCGGAACATGGAAATGGGTGAAATGTTCAAGACGATAAAGACACTTCCTTGGATGTTTCGAAGCTGGTCTGAATACCGGGATCACCTTCTGGACAAGCTGATTACGAACGAAGAGACAAAGGCAAACTTCAAGGCCCGCTTCGACAGGGACGATGCCTTCTATGACCTCATGCTCAACCCCGACCGATATGTGAAGGTGCATATCACAACGGTCCTCGCCAACGATACTGACTTTACCAAACTGAATGACTTCTACGTTCAGCCTCGCGTCCGGGAATACACGAAGTGGCGCAAGGGTGGCGAAGTGAAACGGGAATTTGCTCAGTGGATCAGAGAAGAATACCATGCCGACATCAAGTTCGTGAAAGGACGCTGATATGAACTCCGCCTTGGACCAAAGCCTAGACGAACTCCTGACCGGGTTAGACGCGGTAAGCGACGATGAGCGGTTGGACGCCATCGAAGCCATCCGGGAAAAGCTGCATCTGGTCAGCCCGCTAAAAAGCCAACCAGTTGATCGTATCAGGTGGGTCCCTATCGAAATGGTGTCCCCGAATGACTACAACCCCAACGCCGTAGCCGAAGTCGAAATGAAGCTGCTGTATCACTCCATTAAGAATGATGGCTATACTCAGCCTATTGTTACGATATGGGATGAAGAGGCCGGGGTCTTTGTAATTGTGGACGGCTTCCACCGCTATTATGTCTGCAAGATGAATGAAGATATTCGAACCCGGAACAACGGGCGGCTACCCATTGTTGTAATTGACAAAGGGATCAATGACCGGATGGCCTCTACCGTCCGACACAACCGCGCCCGGGGGAAGCACTCAATAGCTGGTATGTCCAACATGGTGTTTTCGATGCTGGATGAAGGATGGGGCGATGCGGATATCTGCAACGAACTTGGCATGGAAGCCGGGGAACTAGCCCGCCTAAAACATATCAGCGGCTTTTCAAAGCTGTTCGAAAAGGCTGAATACAGCAAGGCTTGGAAGTCCCGCACTATGATCCGGGCGGAAAAGAAATTACGGGACGCCAAAGGTTGACGCTTGCAACTAGGGGGTGGGCCGTTCTATGATGCGGTGCACCTAAGATCACGGAGACGCTAGGATGGCTGTCAAAATTGTTGGGTCGGATAAGGCTACGGCCTCTTCCACTGGGTCCATGTTAAAGAAATACCCACAGATCAAGCTGGAGCAGCTAGAAGTCTTTGGACGGCTACGCATGACTCACCTCCAGATAGCAGAGTACTACGGCGTGCCCACAAGGTCCGTGACCCGCCTCATGGGCTATTCGGAAGCTAAGCAAGCCTATAGCCGGGGCCGTGCTGAAACCGTTGTAGCGGTCAGGCAGAAACAGCTTCAACTCGCACTCGGGGGGAACATCACTCTCCTGCTCCACGCGGGGTTTCACTTTGCGGATCAAGAGAAGGATGCGACACTTATCCCTCAGACGGATTTGGAACCGTCACGTTTCTCGTGGGATGCTGAAATGAAGAAGCGCCTAGCAGCCGCCCGTGAAGAGATAGGGCAGGCGGATACGGGGTGAACGCCCTTCTGTCTCATTTGAAATCTATCGAACAAGGCCTGATCCAAGGGTACAACCTTGATCTGGTAGTAGAAGAGGGGCAGGGGATCGAAGACCTGTCCAAGCGGCTTCTGTTCTATGATAAGATGTTGGCGACGGCAGAGGCCCTGTATAAAGCCCAGCAGTACGAATTTGAAGTCCCGGTAGACCCAGCGACTTTCCTTGACGACCCTTACTTTATGGGGGCCAAGGAGACGCTATGGCCTGCCCTCCGGGAAGAAATCCTCGAAGCCTGTTCTGGGCGATACATCGAAGCTGTATTTACCGGGGCTATCGGGACCGGGAAGACCACCGCCGCCCTCTACATACTGGCCTACTTCCTCTACCGCCTTATGAACCTACGGAACCCGCACAAGGTTTATGGGCTGGACCCTGCCTCGGAAATCGCTTTCGTCATGCAGTCGGTGACCGGCGGCACGGCCTTCACGGTTGACTACATGCGCTTCCGCCGGATGCTGGAAGGGTCTCCTTGGTTCAGGGAAAATGCACCCCATGAGAAAGACCGCAAGGCCACGATCCAGTTCGTTGGCCGTCCTATCTTTATTCAACCCCTACCCGGCACCGAGACAGCCGCCATTGGTGAGAACGTGTTCGGGGGCCTGATTGACGAAGTAAATCACATGAAGGTGACTCAGCAGTCCTCAAAGAAAAAGGACGGGGAAACTCACGACCAGATGCTTGAAAACTACCGGGCTATCGCGCGCCGCCGGGAAAGCCGGTTTCAGCGGACAGGCGAAGTGCCGGGTATGCTATGCCTTGTCGGCTCGGCCAACTATGCGGGCCAGTTTACTGACCGGAAGAAAAAAGAACGAGACATGCAGCTTGAGCGCGACAACGAGACCAGTATCTATATCTTTGACAAGCGCCCTTGGGACATGCAGCCACCTGATCGGTTTTCCCCTAAGCGGTTCAAAGTCTTCCTAGGGGACGGAACGCGAAAGCCGCGCGTATTGGCCCCAAGCGATATAGTAGGGGACGGGGACAAACCTTTTATCATGGACGTGCCGGAAGACTACCGGAACACCTTTGAAAGCGACCTATCCGGCGCGGTAAAAGACGTGGCCGGTATTGCGCTACATGGCTTCTCAAGTTTCATCAGCAACTATGCTGCAATCAAAGCTGCCTTCGGACCCCGCAAGAATATCTTTCAACCAGACTGGTGCGACTTCAATAAGCAACCGGCCTCCATCCGACCCCACAACATCATCAACCCGAACGCCAAGCGGTATGTCCATGTGGACCTCGCACTATCAATGGATTACGCCGCTTTGACGATGGGCCATTGTCCGGGCTTCGGAACCGTGGACCGGGGCGGCGGCATGGCGGATACCCTCCCTTACATCAATGTGGATGGATGCCTGACGATACGGCCTTCTAGTGGGTCCCAGATACCCATATGGAAAATCAAGAAACTGGTATTGGCGTTGATCCAAATGGGCTACCCGATCAGGTGGGTATCTTTGGACGGGTTCCAATCGGCAGACTTCATACAAACGATGCGACGAAACAATCTTATATCAGGCATTGTTTCGATGGATCGAACCCCGGACCCCTACATGGTGACCCGAACCTTGATCCTTGACGGGATGGTCAGCGGACCGGCCAGCGACCTTGCCTGCGCCGAACTCCGGGACCTTGTATGGGTATCCCAGAACACGAAGGTAGATCACCTGCCGGATGGGTCGAAAGACGTGGCTGACACAATAGCGGGGGTTTGCTATGGGCTGGCCTCTAAACGTCAAATATGGGTGGACTATGGGATAGACCCGACAAAGTCCTCCATGACCATAAAGAAAAAGGAACAAGAGGCATGACCCGGCTCAGAAAAACCGCAGTCGTCACGACCTTCTCACGCGCAGGCTGGGACCTCTACGCCGAACGAATGGTTTCAGCTTGGGTAAAGCACTGGCCGCAGGGTGTAGACCTCTACCTCTACCCTGACGAAAAGGTCCCCCTGTCCACCGATCCGAGGGTTCGGGGGGTCTACGACCGGATGGAAGAGAAGGACACCTTCCTGAGCCTCTACGCGAGCACTGACGCCTATACAGGGGCTATGGCCTCGGGCTATGACTACCGGTTCGATGCCGTAAAGTTTTGCCACAAGCCCTTCTGTATTCAAAACCTCATGCGGAAATCTGAGGATGGTCTGACCCCTTACGAAGCCTTGATATGGTTGGATGCCGATACCCTCACTCACAACCCTGTCAGCCCAGATGCCTTATCTGAAATGACACCGGCAGAGTATGACGTGATGTTTCTGGGCAGATGCTATAAATACACGGAATGTGGCTTCCTATATTTCAACCTCACGCGGAAGCCCGCGCGCGATCTTATCGACAACTGGACTAGCTACTACACCGAAGGGACCTTCCGAAAAGAACGAGAATACCATGACAGCTACTTGTTTGATCGGGCCAAGGAAAAGATGGGGGACGAACTGCAAGGCAAGGACCTGACCGGGCATTTACCCAAGCGAAGCGGTGCGGGCCATCCCATGATAAACAGCTTCCTTGGGGAATACCTTGACCACCTCAAAGGGGATGCACGTAAGATCACAGGGAAGCCCCGCAAAAACGACCTGTTTATTGATCACAAAAGCGACTACTGGAAGGCGAATTCACATGCAAAAGACAAACGCAGGCTCATCAATTCTAACTGGAAATCAACCCCGTCCTAAGAAAATCCCGCGCTGGCGGGACAAGACGGATGAAGAACAGTGGGCGGAAATCTATAGAGGCCGTGCGGCCAAGGAAAAGGCACGCCCCCGCTCAGTTCAGCAGGCGGTCGCCCTTGCGTTGCCGCCCTACCTTATGCACCAAGCCATTGCAGACTGCCACGCGACGTTCCAAGCAGTCGTGCGCCATGACGTACACACGGCCATCGTAGCTGGTATTGCCAAGGTATCCTCTCTCTTGCTCAAAGAGCAGGACCGGAAGCGTATGGCGAACCAACTGGACAGGTATTATGACACGATCCGAAAGCAGGGGTTTTACCTGAACAACCGAGAATTCCTCTATGCGGTCGCACACGCTACGGTGACGCTGGCTGACGATTGGCGCTACCCCCCGGACGCCCCGGCCTGTATGGCGGCGCTCATGCTGAAAGAAGACGCTGAGACGGATGAAGTCGGGGATTGGTCCCTGTCTCGCGTTCACGCTATTCAACAGGCTGGACTGGCCTATAATGCAATCACCGAGACGGGCCTTTATGCCTTCGCAGAAGATGTCATAAAGAGGGTTGACTAACTACCCTATGGGGGTTAGGTTGTTCTAACACCACAACCACTCTTGGAGATAGCAATGTCACAGTATTGGGCCGCAACTACAGGCTTCCCGCACACCGCCCCGCCACCGGATAAAGCCATCTATGGTGGTAAGGGTGCGGGGCTTATCGAAATGGCGCAGGCACAGTTACCCGTTCCCCGCGCGCTGGTCATTACGACCCTCGCATGGCAGTATTACAAAACCCATAACAAGCTGCCAGACGAACTCATTGATCGAGTTGCATGGTTCGTCAGTGACGACAAAGACTGCATGTTTAGTGTTCGCTCCGGCGCTCCAGTATCCATGCCGGGGATGATGGACACGGTTCTGAATGTTGGAGTAACAGTAGAACTGGATGATATGTATCCCGGCGCGTTTCACCGCTTTGCTACATCGTGGCTAGAGATCGTCAAGGGAGTGCCAAAGGCACGGGTAAAGACCCTCTCCGAAATGATAGAGGCCCGCGCAGACAGCAGCGAACGGCGGTTTTCTCTGATGGCAGGGGTAATCAAAAGCGCAGAGGGCCTCGACATTCCCTTAGCGCGCACCGAACAGGTGCTGGCCTGCATCGAAGCCGTATTCCGCTCATGGGATACCCCACGCGCTCGGGCTTATCGCAAGATGCACGATATCCCGGAAGATATGGGCACAGCCTGCGTGGTACAAAAAATGGTAATGGGGACAGCCAAGGGCCTCTCGGGGTCAGGCGTCATGTTTACCCGGAACCCGGCCACGGGTGAGAACGAAATGAAAGGTGAGATAGCCTTCAACGCTCAAGGTGAGGAAGTTGTATCAGGTGAAATAACGCCCATGTCCCTAGACGATCTGGCACATTCCGGCAACCCATATTGGGAAAACCTGCACTCACAGCTAGGCAGTCTCTGCTCCACACTGGAAGCCCATTTCGGGGACGTTCAGGACATTGAATTCACGGTAGAGGATGGGACCCTCTACGTCCTTCAAACCCGCACGGCTAAGATGTCAGCCCGCGCCCGTATAGAAACGGCGGTGGCCCTTTGCGCCTCCATGCCCTCCCCCCAGCGCTACAGCTACCTCAAGGCCCGTCTCACGCGCCGCATGGTAGAGCAAACGCGCATCGCGGTAGTCGATACCGACATGAAACCGACTATGACCGGTTTGCCCGCAGCCCCGGGCGCTATCTCAGGCAGGATTGTCTTTCGCACGACGCCGATAGCCAAGATTGGTAAGGACTGTATTTTGGTCGCAGAGGATACATCGCCAGACGATTTCCCTATCATGGCGAAGTGCGGCGGCATCCTAACCAAGACCGGGGGCTTTACCTGCCACTCGGCGGTGGTCGCTCGGGGCATCGGGGTTCCGGCAGTAGTTGGGGCCGGTGATCTTACGTTCACTAAGCAGGGCTGGGTCACTATAGGTAGCACCCAGATACAAGAGGAAAGCTATATCACGCTAGATGGGACCTTAGGTCAGGTATTTACTGGAGAACACCCGGTCAAGAAACAGCAGCCCCCACGCTCCATTTATGAGGCGCTTCACTATATTGTAAAAAGCAAGGGTATTGAGGTCGCGTCAGAGGTATACTACTACGATTGCGGGATTGGCTACGATGTAGTGCTACCCCTCAACCCAGCCGATCTGGATCAGGTAGAAACCCAGCTAAAACGCATGGAAAAGATGAAAGAGAAGGGCAAGAATGTCGTCCTCGCCTTCGAAATGCAGGGCATGGGGGAAGACCTTTTCAGCGATACGGCAGAGACGCTCTTTCAAGGTATCGCAGACAACTTTGCTGGTGACATCGCCGGGACCACTATAGCCTACGGTGTCAGTCACGCTATGGCTCCTAAAGTCACCGAAATGCTAGGGGTATCGGTCAATCTCAAAAATGAGATAAGCATCCTTGACCTCCTTGACCTGCTAGGGGGTTAAAAGCCATGGTGTCAGATGTTCATAGTAAACGCACAAGAGGGTCAGTCCATTCTGGTTGGGGACCGTATCATCCGCCCGGTGTCCGTGCTACGTCCGGGCGTTGTCTCATTAGAAATAGAAGGGGAACCCGGAACCATCCTAATTGGATGGGACCGAAAGCTGGCGATATTCCCAGAGGTTCTGGTAACAGTCAGCCGCACGGCGGGCTTTTCTCAACGGATCAAGTTTCTGTTCGATGCGCCGAAGTCTATCCGCATCCGGGAACTGCCCTATGACCCACCCGAATGAATTCACGGTATCAGAGGCGGCGGTAAGGCAAGCCCGCAGTTATGGCTTCTGGGTCGATACAGCGGCCCGGGTAAGGGGTCTAGCCTCACAAGCGGCCCCGACTACCCATATGGCCGGAAACGCCACCTACGGGCCATTTGTGCTACTCATACAGGATAGGCATATCGCTTCGGTTACGATGATAGGACCGCAGCAGATTGATCATCGCCCGGTTTCAGAGTGCAAACTATGCCGGGGTCTGATGGCCTACCCATTCGTTACGATCATAGACGGCAAGGAAGGGGTCGCCCAACGGCCCTGCCCCCGCGCGTTTGATAACGCCCAACCACTCTGCGATATGAAAGGCAATAAACCATGATAAAAGCTGTCCCCATCCCTCTCGAAAATGGTCTGACAGGCTGGCTACATGCTGGCCCCACGAAAGACCTCCCACCCGGATACATGCTCATTCGGTGTGCGGAAGAAATCCCGGTCGCGGAAGAGTACATCGCCTATGACCTAGGTGTCAGAGACTTCGCCACCTTCGAAGAGGAAAATCTGGATGCCGCCCTGCCGGGAATTATTGAGGACCTTGAAGTTGGACGCCCGCTCTATGTTGGCTGTATGGGCGGAACCGGACGAACAGGGACGCTGCTGGCCTTGCTGGTCGCACAGCACCCGGCCTTCACCGGGGGCCGGGCAATCGACTATATCCGGCAGGTTTACAAGCCCGGCGCGATTGAGACAAAAGATCAGGAAAAGCAAGTCAGGACCTATGTGCGGATCGACTCACGCTATGGGGCTGGTCTGAACAAATCCCCCTATCCTGAAATTACAGAGGGTAATGCCACGCGGCCTCACACTGAACAGGGCTGGGTGCGCCGCCTCTTTTCACGCATATGGGCTGAGTAACCGGGTTGACAAACGGGGTAGACGCCCTTAGAATGGGAGAACACCATAAGCCCCTTGGAGGATACAATGATTACCCTAGATTATTTCAAGACCCACCCGCTCAGGGTCGCCAAATCGCAGGCTGATGTTACTATTGGAAGTCTTCTGACTGCTGAAAAAGCCACTATCCTAGAGCCTGCCATGCACCCGTCTATGGGGGCCTATATCCACTACGGCGGCGTTGAACTGGCGGATATGCTTACGATCACCAAACCGGACCTTAGCGCTTCGGAAAGAGCAGACTTGGCTAAATACTGGTACGGTTCCTGCGGGGCCGTCACGAAGCAGCTTATGTTCTACGTCTGGCGAATTGTTTCCAAGGAACTCCGGCACGGCAATTCAGCCAAATGCCACAAAGCCTTTTCCTCAGGCACCTTCGACCCAGACGCTGTTGCGTTATGCACCGCGATATCATCCCAGCCCGGGAACTATATGGATCATGTTGCCAAATACCCTCATATAACCGCCCTAGCCTATATTGAAGCAGTCGAACAAAACTACCGGCATGGGGGCTGGGCTGGCGCGTTCGGTGGTAAGAAATGGGCCGATATTGCACTTGTCCTACTGTGGTATCTGAAAGGCGATATCAGCGCAATGTTGGCGGCGGACCGGGCATGGTCCCTCGTGCACAACACCGGTCCGATATTCAATAAAGGGTTCTATTTCACGCTTCATGATGGGAACCTTCAAGCCCTCCTGAACGCTCAGGCCGCTTCATCAGTTTTCACCATGGCGGATAAGGTTGAAGCCCTCTATTCGCATCAGGTGCTGGACCAGTTCAAGGAATTTAAGCACCGCGCCCTCGCGGCTATCCAGAAGGTCAAACCTGAGTATCAAGCCGGTGACGGCGGCGGGGTCCATGCGGATGGCTCGAAAGCCTCAGAGGCCTCGGCTACTACCACGGAAAACGGGGCTAAGATCACAGCCCACCCCTTTGGGGTCTACACGATAAACACCACTAATGAGCGAAAGGAAGCGTAATGTCAGGACATAAGGGTATGGGTTTTATCGACTTCTCAGACATGGACGATTTAGACCTTGGCTACTCCAGCAAGGGGAAGGGGCAGAGGGTTTTTATCCCGCAGGGGAAGCGGTGTCACGAGACGCACCCGGACCTCCCTATTGGCATCGGAACGCTTATCGGGGGTAACTGCCGGAACCACGACCGGCATAAGGATGTAGCCCTCTACGTCGCTCTGGATTATTCGATGGAGCACCCGAAATTTTTACCGGAAATGTCTATCACGGACGCCCCCCGCTGCGTATATTACCCGATTGAGAACATGAAAATACCCCGGCACGCAGACAACTTTGCGGAACTGGTTAAGCTGATCCGGCGCTATCTAGACCTTGGGCAGCGGGTTCATGTTGGGTGCATCGGCGGACATGGCCGCACGGGGCTGGTAATTGCCGCCGTCGCCTCACATTACTTCGAAGGGGATTGCATCGCTTGGACGCGGAATAACTATTGCGACCGGGCCATTGAAAGCAAAGCGCAGGAAAACTTCCTCGTGGTTCACTACGGGGCCACCAAGCCTCCACAAAAGTATGTCAATACGGTTGACAAACGCAAATAAGGGGAATAGGGTGTAGGTACACCACACCCTTGGAGAACCACAATGGCCGTCAAATTTAAGAACGCACCCGACGCGGGGGAACCCGACACAACCAAGACATTTGCTTTCCTGCAAGAAAAGGTTCGAACCGCCTTCGGCCTGCCGGATGAAGTTGAAATACACACCGGCCTAACTCGAACCTCGCTGCACTGTAACGGGGTCAGGGTTGACCTGCCCTTCGGAATTCCCGATATCAAAGGGGGTAATTCACTTCGTATGCACCTAGCGCGCAAGACCCTCGTGCAGTTAACCCACTCTGCTGGTATTGATTATGCGGCCCTTCCGAAGTATTCGCCAGAGTCAGAGGCGCTAGGCGGTGTCCCTATCCCGGCGCAGTCAGACGACCCAGATACCATGACGGATGATCAATGGGTTGTTCACGTCGCAAGCCAGCTATTCCCCGGCACGATCCATCTTCATAAAGCTAGCGACCTCTACCAGCCAGTCCTTGGCACGTCTTCTGGTTCCATATACAAAACATGCTTTATCGGACCACACCTCAAGATCGCGGCCCGGCTCAAAAAGGAGTCTGTCAGCTTCCGAGCCACGACCAACCATAACACCGCGCCAGAAGGGGACCTAGCTGATATCCTGAAACGGTTGGGGCTAGCGTCCTCGGGCGAAGATCGTATGACCGGACATGCCGCTATGACAGGCCCCTATACCGATGAATATGCTTTTGAGTATCGGGCATTGTTCGGGGCCTATTACGCCGCGCTCAAGCCTTGGATCACCAGCAATTTTCCGGCTATCGGAAAACTATCAGAGGGGGTCAAGTGAGACTTATAGTCTGTGATGGCGACCCCGCCGATGTAAACACCGCCCTCGGACAGCTTAATGCTCCGGGGGCGTCCGTGCTTCTCAACCCCCAATGGCTGGTCCCGGACCCTACTGAGCCGTTATGGATTGCCTGCGGGGCGTCAGCCGTCAAGATGATACAGGCGGCGGGATGGAT